CTGATTGACTGGATCCCCGTCTTCAGTCCTTACTGCTTTGCCCAGTAGCAAACTCTGTGGGGTTTTAAAAACATACCCGTGCTCAAAGTACTTGGCTATGTCCGCAAACATATCCTCATCGATCTTCTTATAGAAATCTAATGCTTGTATGATCATAGCAGGGCAGGGATTAGATTTGTGTTTTTAGTAACCTTATCCAGCTTCGCGTTGGCATTCATGGCACCATCAATTTGCGGAGCAATATACTGGACCAGTTCTCCGGTATCTTGAACCATTGGTTGGTCACCAACTTCTGCATGTAATACACTCGTTCCATCATCTCTGTAAATCCTAGCACCTGTGATGACAAGAGGCACACTACCTGTATTCTGTAGCTTGATATCTGCATTGGCAGTATTGATTCTGTAATTCACCAAGTCAATTGCCGTGATTGCGTTAAACCACTTATCGATACCTTCAGAGGTAGTTGATTGGTAAACGGCAAATGCATAAAGTTCACGGGAGTCTGCAAAACCATCTCCATCTGAAATATCAATTTGCACATTCGGGTAGTCTGCCGTGAGCGTAGTTACTGCACTTCCGTCAATCGCATTGGCGTTGTATACCTCGTCTGCCTTTTGGTCTGCCCTAAAGGAAACCCCAGCAGCACTTGCAACTGCAAATGCTTCGTAAGGAAGGAGGGCAGATGCCCCTGCTTGGCAAGTGATTCTTAATCTAATGTTATCCCCTGCTTCGATTTCAGATGTGGTGTAAGTACCACTATCCACAACCTTATTGCCAGCAACTCCGGCAACCACTTGATTGACCACCTCAATGTCCTTAGTTACATTGTAAAGCTGCAAAGTTGCGGTAGCCTCTACATTTGAAACTGACCAAGGAAGAATAATATTAGTGCCATTAGCATCAGTGTAAGTTCCCTCCACACTTGAGTTAGTCAATGTGATAGTCCCAGTGGTTGTGAGGTTACCTACAAATGTGGCTGCTTTAATCGTGATCGTTGAACCATCGAATGCAAATGCCGAAGAAGCACTTGAATCGATAACCAAATTATAAGAACCAAGGTCAATTTCATTTCCTGCTTTGGAGACAATAGTTGTCTCCTCTCCAGCGTAATTATCAGTCAAATAAGATTTTGCTCTGTCGTAAAACTTTTCCGGAGTTTCGATTTCAGTGTACGCATCCACCAATAACTTATCTGTCTCAGTGATGGTTGTGTCGTCCGACAGAATAATGTCATGCACTAGAGGCGAACCATCTGCTCTGTCTTCTATTTTAAATGTGCGAGAAGTGGGTAATCTGTCGTAGGAAATGAATCCACGAATGTAGCTATTTGCTACCTCGAAAAAAGACTCTGTTGTTTGTGGGTCACCATTACCATCGTAGGTAATAACCCCTTTCGTGGCGGTAGCATTGTGTTCGTATTTGTACTGAAGCAATTCTTCATCTACTCCACTTGTTAGTCCGTTGATAATAATGTCACCATTATCTGTGTTTTTAAGATAACATTTTACGGATGTAGCATTTAAAGTAGTGGCATCTAGTGGTGCGGATTGGTAGGTTCTTAGGAACTGCAAATAACCACGCTGAGAGTTTGCAGTGTCTTCTGATCTAAGCAACTGACCCTTCGCATCTACCACTTTGATAATAACACTATTATCAGTTTGGTTCGCACCACCGAATAACGAAACATTGTCGGCTTTTAGTTTTCTGAGTGTTGTTGTATTGTTATGGAAAGATGAACGACCAACATAAATAATTAAATGCCTTGAGCTTAGTGGATTGCTGTATCCTCTGTCCTTTAAAGTTAAGTCATTAATCGCTAGTGAAGATTCCATGACCTCAAAAGCACCACCACCTCCGTTTTGATCGACTATGAATGAATTAAATGTGCCGGAGTAATAATGGTTTGCTTTGCTCTCAACTCCGGAAGTCATTGATCCATTGTTTCTGATGAAGTAGCAAGGCGACCCATCTTCACTAAAATCAAAGGTTGGACTTGTTCCGCTTGGAACATCAAAGTCAGATGCACCTCGACCATTACCACTTGCACCATGATCAATTATGAACTTGCATCCTTTGAATACTGGTGCGGTAGAACTATTAGCAATGAATCGCTTATCACGAGGAGCAGAGGCCGCACCTATTTCCTCAACAAACTTACAATTCGTAAAGGTAGTTGTGCATCCCGTATCAAACTTTAATAAGCCTCCGCTTTTCTGAACAAAGGTAGCATATTCTAAGTCATCTATTCCGCTCCCAACGGATACCTCTGCGGTGACCTCGTACTCAAACGCATTGATTCTTGTCACACCTGTCAATGTTTCTATTCCAGCCATTATGCGTAATCCTTTGTAATTGATCCAAGGTTACCCTCTGAATCGTAAGTTAAAGTAGTAGTTGAAGTTGTGGTCCCGTTAATATCAGTGATCACAATTCCGGTTAATCGCCCGTCAGTGTATGTGAGTGATTTGGTTTGAACTAAAACATCCTTTGATGCAGTGGACCAAGTTGTAACTCGGGTTAGGACTCCACTGGAATAGGTTGTCTCGGAATAAGAGTCTGTAGGAGTTTCGCCTCCGCCTCCGCCTCCGCCTCCGCCTCCGCCTCCACCCCCCGATTCGAGGGTGGAGACGCGAACAGAAAGAGACCTTATCTCATTCCCGATCTTAGTTCCAACTGACTGGAGAATGGATGACATTAAGCTCCGGCTTTTGCGGTATCGAATGCTGATTCAAAGCCAGCGTAGTCACCAAGTGCGGTTGTGTTTACAATGAGATTACTACCGGATCCAATAGTAATGTTTGCACCAGTATCCATCGCTAGGTTTCCGGTAATTGTTTGTCCGCCGCTTGTGTCGAGCAATTCTTTCCAAGCACCTCCATGAGCAAAGTAACCTCTACCAGTATCATGGGCATGAGCAAACATGCCATGGTAGTCAGTTGCTGATGGCAAGGCTGCTACATTATCAAATACATTGCCGAAATAAAGTTTGTTAACCTCAAGGTCTGCTTTAGCTGAACCAAGTTTAGTTGACCATCTGCTGGATTCATCTTCCCACTGGAAGATCGCTTTATCCAATTCGGTGACATTTTCCGGATCCGTATTGTCCTCGCCTCGGTTAATTTGAATGCCGGAAGTTTGTGCGGTTTCGGATCCACCTTCAGCTAAGTTTAACTCAATGATATTATCACTAACCTCGATGGTTTGCGTGTTAACAATAGTGGTTTCCCCAGTTACCTTAAGGCTGCCAAGAGTCGCGGTAGTTGCCTTTAAATGAGAAAAGAGGTCTGTCCCATTTACCAAGTTCCCAAGACTTACCTTGCTTGCCTTGCTGCTACCCAAATTACTGATCGCAGTTGCGTTAGTAGAAACATTGGTATTTGTGGTGCCAAGTTCTGTTTTTGTGGCGTAGTCGTTGGATATAGAATCTTGTAAAGTTTTAAATTCTCCACCCAGCTTTTCACCTATTTTACCTAGTATGTCAGTTGCTGCCATTTTTATGTTCTCCTATTAGTTTTTATGTAGTTGAAAGTTTAAATCGAATGATACTTCGTCCCCGTATTCTGCTCTAATTTCATCAAGTCCAGCATCATCAACATAGGGCAAATCGTTCCATGAATTAAAACCATCGCCACATTTCATTCTGCGATTTGTGAGGTCCATGCCGATTTCCCCTTGAGCCAAGGAGGGGTTGAGCGATTCCCACTGACTGGCGAGATCCCTGCGGACTTGAATGCGTCTTACGGCCATTAAGCATACCCTCCATCTATATCGAAGGCCTCCGTGTAAACACTGGCCGCATCCCCTCCATCTAGTGACGCATCAACAAAGTCATATGGGCTGGTATTTTCCCAGCGTGCGGTTGATGAATTGTATGCGACAAAGGATCCGTGTGAAATATTAGAATCTAAATCAACATCCGATAGTTCATTCAATGAACCAGCACCACCGGTGCCAGTACCAGTACCGGTACCACCGGACCCTTGTTCGTCCGGCATATTAACCCATTCATTGCCATTCCATTTAAGAACATGGCCTTCTTCAAGGTCCCTAAAAAATACATTGCCAAGGCCCTCTAAATTAAGATCAGTTAGGCCAAGGTCATCAGAGTTTATCCAACGGACTCCGTTCCATTTTAAAACTTGGCCAGCAGTTAATCCGCTAAGAATAACATCACCCAATTCATCAACTCGTGATTGCGTGATGCCAGCAGCATCGACTTCATTCCGCCAGCGATTCCCGTCCCACTTTAGTACTTGGCCCGAGGCAAGATTATCTATCTGAACATCAGATAATCCATCAACCCCCAACTCCTCAAGGCCCTTGTCGTCTTGCCCGTTTGCCCAACGAGATCCGTTCCATTTAAGAACATCTCCACTCTGAATTTCACCAAGCTCAACATCGGTCAAGTTATCTAAGGACCCTGCTGGAATATCGGGCTGCGGTAAACCGGATCCGATCAATGAACCATTAACGATGAGGGTACCATTGACTTGCATGGTTTCACCATCGGCAATGACTAAGTTGTCAGTCGGAACAAAGACTTCCGGAGTGCCAATATTACGGAATGTTTCTGCGGATATTTCGGATCCAATATCCGGTACATTTTGAGGGATTACTAATGCCTTAATTGCCATCGAATGTACCCTCCGTTCTTCCGGTTAAATATCCTTGAACACTGGTCCTCTTAAACTTGCACTCTCCGCCATTTGATTCAAGTACAACGCTGGCCGAATAACCTCGTTGTTTGATGTTAAATTTATCTAATGTATCAGCAGTGTCGGCTGCCGTTGTAATCGATTTTACGGGCGTGCTAGAGTCCGGACTAAATGTATTTATGGAAACATTAATGTTAACATTTGCTTTCGCAGAATATCCATAAGATCCGGATATAAAATTCTTAATATCTCGGGACCCCATGACATAATTTCGAGTCTCTAATTTTGACTGAATTAATGTACCATCATCACTATCACTATCCTCATACAAGTAGACTGCATCCGGAGATAAAATGTATAATTTATCTTCTAATGATTTTATGTCCATAATGTCTACTGGGAGAGAATCGATGCTAACGAATTGATTGACCAACGAATCATAAACTAAGATATGCCGAGGCCTAACTTCGTCATTAAGTGGTACACAAAAATAGATTTTGTTTTTATGGTAATGCACCACAGAAGTGCTAATTGAGGCTAAATTGATTCTATCAATAGTCGGAGTGATT